TCTCGGTTCTCCATCAGTTACGATCATCAATCCTGCAACAGGTCTTGCTGCAGGTGATGAATTAGATGTCGTAATCACCCGATAAATAAAACATGGCACAACCAAATACCAGACAAGGACTAATAGATTACGGGAAGCGACAGCTAGGTTATCCTGTACTTGAGATCAACATTGCTGATGAGCAGTATGATGATCTAATAGATGATGCTATTCAGAAGTTTCAAGATCGTCATATGGACGGTGTTGAACTTGTCTATATGAAGCATAAGATCACTGAAGATTTTATCAATAGTATACAGGCAAGTAATCAAGATGGTGCTGAACATAGCATTGGTATTACTACTACAACTAGTCCTAGTGTATCCATTACTGGTTTAGGTACTACTACTTTTGGTTTTGTAGAGAACCAGAATTTTATTCAAGTACCAGATGCTGTTATAGGTATAGAGAAGGTTTGGAAGGTTGACAGTCGTGCTATAAGTTCTAATATGTTCAACGTAACATATCAGATATTCTTGAATGAAATATATTACTTTAGTTCTATGGAACTATTGAGTTATACTCAAACTAAGAGATGGTTGGAAGATATCGATTTCATATTACATCCAGATAAACAGATAAGATTCAACAGAAGACAAGGTAGGTTGTATATTGATGCTGACTATTCTAGTATGAAGGAAGATGATTATATTATCATTCAGTGCTGGAGGATGTTAGATCCTAATGACTATACTAAGGTTTATAATGATCCATTCTTGAAAAGATATTTTGTAGGATTATTGAAGAAGCAGTGGGGTTCAAACATGATGAAGTTCAAGGGTACTAAACTTCCTGGTGGAGTTGAACTCAATGGACGTGAAATTTATGATGAAGGTGTAAAGGAACTAGAGAAGTTAGAAGAACGTATGCAGTGGGAGTATGAAATGCCAGTACTTGATCTGATTGGATAATGGCACTAAATCCCTTCTTTTTACAAGGTAGTAAAGGTGAACAGAATCTCGTTCAGGATTTGACGAACGAGCATATTAGGATGCATGGAATTGAGTTTATATACATGCCTCGTAATATTGTCAAACAAGATGATATTATACGAGAAATTACTAGTACAAAGTTTGACAAATCATTTCCTATAGAAGGTTACATAGCATCATACGAAGGATTTGATTCGGGATATAATTTACTAACAAAGTTTGGTGTAAGGTCTACAGCAGAGATGAAAATAGTCATCTCGATAGACAGATATAGTGAAGGTATTGCTCCTTTAATAGATCAGGAAAGACCTTATGAAGGTGACTTGATGTATTTCCCATTAAGGGATATTATCTTTGAGATAAAATATGTCAATGATCTAGTAAACTTTTATCAGTTACAAGACAGATATACATACGAACTTACTTGTGAACCCTTCGAGTACGAAGATGAGAAGATTGATACTGGTGTTGCTACTATCGATGATGATTTTGAGACTGCTGGTTACAATGTAACAATGATACTTGGTGATGAAGGTACTACTGCTACTGCTACAGCAAGTATAGTGAATGGTGGTATCTATAAGGTTGATGTTATAAGTGGTGGTACAGGATTTACTAATGCTCCTACCATAAAAATAGATCCTCCAGTAGGTATAGGAACTAGTGCTACAGCAGTTGCAATAACTTCTACTACAGGAACAAGAAACTTTGCTTCATTGCGAATTGAAAGTATAAGGATCACAAATCCTGGTGCTGGATATACTGTTATACCTAATGTACAATTCTTGACAGAGGATGGTAAGGGTAGCGGAGCATCAGCTGTTGCAGGTCTTGGTACTGTTGGTGTAATGGGACCAATTACTATAACTTCAAATGGTGCTGGATATACCATACCACCAACGATTACCGTCAGTGCTCCACCAACAGGAGGGCAGACAGGTATACTTACATCTAAGATCAACACTACAACTAATAAGGTTACTGAGGTTAATGTCCTAAGTGCAGGTTATGGATATACTGTAGCACCAACAATTACAATAGGTTCTGCATCTACTACTGGTGCTGGAACATTCCTCTATGGAGAAATGATCACTGGTGAGTCTACTCTTACTACTGCATTTGTTACTAAGTGGGATACAACTACCAATACATTACTTGCTAGAAATCTATCTGGTAACTTTGCAGTTGGTGAACAGATTACTAATGTTGGATTCGGAAGTGCAGTCTACTCCCTAGATAGTATAGACTATAACGATGATGATTATTATGAAACTAGTGATGAAATTCAAACTATTTCTGATTCTAGTATTCTAGACTTTACAGAAAAAAATCCATTTGGTGAGGTATAATGCTCGGCACTTATTTTTACAATGAGACTATTCGCAAAACAGTAATTGCTTTCGGTACACTGTTTAATAATATTCGGATAAAGAAATTCGCAAACGACGGTACATCAATCAGTCAGGTTAAGGTTCCTATTGCTTATGGACCAATGCAAAGGTTCTTGGCAAGGATTGAACAGCAAACAAACTTTGACGACAATGTTGCTATTACTTTACCTAGACTCAGTTTTGAATTAGCGTCTTATACATATGATCCAACTAGGAAAGCATCACCAATAACAAAGTTTACATCTAAAGGTGATGCAAAAACAAAAATCAAAAAGATGTATCTACCTGTACCCTATGATGTAGGGTTCAGACTAAGTTTTGCTACAAAACTACAGGACGATGCACTACAGATAATTGAACAAATACTTCCTCATTTTCAACCTTCATTTCAAGTAACGGTGAATATGTTGGAAGGTATTGAAGAGAAAAGAGATATACCATTTACTCTAAGAAACGTTTCCTTTAATGATGAGTATGAGGGAGATTTTTCAAATAGAAGATTTATACAGTATGATTTAGATTTTGTTGCTAAGACTTACTTCTACACTGAAGTACCTACAGACGAAGGTGGAATCATCAAGAAGGTTCAGGTCGATTACTCTACTGCTATCAGAGCACCAAGATCACAACGATATACTGTTGTACCTGCAGCAACTAAGGATTACAATGATGATACGGCAGCTGCACTGACTGATAAGGTTACAAGTAATAAGACTCTAGTCAAGGTCAACTCTGCTGCTTCACTATCTACTGGAACATACATACAAATCAACTCTGAGGTCATGAGGATTATGGAGATTGATGGTACTAATGTTGTTGTAAGAAGAGGTCAATATGGTAGTAAGATTGGTGAACATTTCAGCGGAGATAAGATAAGTCAGGTAGACGCTGTTGATGCTGGTTTGATTGAAGTTGGAGATGAGTTTGGATTTACTGAATCTAGATCCTTCTTCGATGGAGATGGACAAACTTATAGTACTTCCCAAGGAACTGATGTGGAGATCTAATTATGAAAGAATCAACTTATGATGCTATAGAAAATGCACTTGATGTAAAATCTGAAATCGTTAGAGAAAAGAAAAAGATCTCTAAAGTTAGAGAAGATACTTCTGATGATCCTCAAAAGGATTATGAGTATAGTAGAGCACAACTCTACACTCTTGTGGAGAAAGGTCAGGAAGCGGTCAATGGTATTTTGGATGTAGCAAACGATAGTATGCACCCCAGAGCATTTGAAGTTGCAGGTCAACTTATCAAACACGTAGCAGATACTACTGATAAGTTAGTTGATCTTCAAAAGAAAATGAAGGACTTAGATGAAGATCAAGGTCCAAAACAAGTTACCAACAATTCATTGTTTGTTGGTAGTACAGCAGATCTTCAGAAGATGTTAAAACAGATGGGTAAAGCTAAATAATCTTATGGAAAAACCTACTACTGTAACTGACATCATCAGAGGTGGTGTTCAAAGTTATCTGAATAAAAATAAGAATATTAATTTAAGTGATCTTACTTCTGCTGAAAGAAGGAAGAAGGCTGGAAATCAATTGAAGTCCACTTTAAAAACAACTGCACTTGATACTGGACAGAATGTAATCAATAGTCTCAGACGGGAAGAAGTTTCCAGAAGAAAGAAACCTTCTGCTCTAAAGAAGAAAGCAAAACTTGATGCTGCTTTAGAAAAACTAAAGAAGGCAAGAGCATCAGTAAAAGAAGGTGTTAAACACTTTGATCAATGTTGTAAAGCTATCAAAGGATCTGATATTACTAAGGATACGGAAGTAAAGTTATTGAAAATTGCTGGTAAAATTAGAGGTCTAAAAACTGAAGCATCAAATCAAAATAGACATAGACAAAATGTTGCTACTGGTGGTAATGATGTATCTGGACCACTTGCTACACGTGATGATAAGGGATCTGCTATGACTAGGAATCCTGGCGGTGCAATTACACAGAAACAGAATCCTAGGGTAGGTAAACCTGATGGTCCTGATGATAAGAGAACTAAAAGAGGTGAAAGAAGAAATGCAGCAATTGATAGATTAAATGATAGAAGAAAAAGGAAAATAAAAGCAGGATTGGAGAAAGGTGCTAAAGTTGCTAGTGCAACTGGAAAAGTTGCAGTAGCAGCAGTTAAGAAAGGTGGTAGTATGGCGAAAAAAGGTACAACTGCTGCAGTAGGTGGTTACGGACAATCGAGTTTCGGATAAAATATGCCTACAAAAAGTGACATCTATCTTGGTAATCCTAATCTAAAGAAGGCTAATACAACACAAGAATTCACTGAGGAACACATTATGGAGTTCCTTAAGTGTAAAGACGATCCAGTTTATTTTACGCACGAACATATAAAAATCGTCAACGTAGACGAGGGTTTGGTCAACTTTGAAATGTATCCTTTTCAGGAGAAGTTAATATCAAACTTTCATAAACACAGATTCAATATCTGTAAGATGCCTCGTCAGACTGGTAAGTCTACAACTGTAGTTTCTTACTTACTCCATTACGCAATATTCAACGATAACGTCAATATTGGTATCCTCGCAAACAAAGCAGCGACTGCTAGAGATCTACTCGGACGACTACAACTGGCATATGAGAACTTGCCGAGTTGGATGCAACAGGGTATTGTCGCTTGGAACAAAGGATCAATGGAACTCGAAAACGGTTCCAAAATCATAGCAGCATCTACATCTGCATCTGCTGTTCGAGGTATGTCATTCAACATCATCTTCCTTGATGAGTTTGCATTCGTGCAGAACCATTTGGCGGATGACTTCTTTGCATCTGTATATCCTACTATATCTTCTGGTAAATCTACCAAGGTTATAATAGTATCCACTCCTCATGGTATGAACCACTTCTATCGAATGTGGCATGATGCTGAACGAGGGCAGAATGAGTACACTCCAACAGAGGTACATTGGTCTGAGGTTCCTGGTAGGGATTCTAAGTGGAAAGATCAAACTATAAGAAACACTAGTAAACAACAGTTTGCTATTGAGTTTGAGTGTGAGTTCTTAGGATCTGTTGATACTTTGATATCAGCAGCTAAGTTGAAAGCAATGGTATATGAGAATCCTGTAGAACAGAATGGTAAGTTATCAATATATGAGAACCCTTATAAGGATAGAGATTATATTATCACTGTGGACGTGGCAAGAGGTATCTCTAAGGATTATAGTGCCTTTATAGTTGCAGATATAACTGAGTTTCCATATAAGATTGTTGCCACGTATAGAGACAACGAAGTCAAACCTATGTTATTTCCTTCTATTATTGAGGAAGTTGCTACTGCATATAACAAAGCATATGTTCTATGTGAGGTAAATGATATCGGAGATCAGGTAGCATCTATCTTATTCTATGATCTTGAGTATGAGAATCTATTGATGGTTGCTATGAGAGGTAGAGCAGGACAGATTGTTGGTTCTGGATTCTCTGGTGTCAAGACTCAACTAGGTGTAAAGATGAGTACCACTACCAAGAAGGTAGGGTGTTCAAACTTAAAGACCTTGGTTGAGGAAGATAAACTTACCTTCATGGATTACAACATCATTAGTGAGTTGACTACATTCATTCAGAAGAAGCAATCCTTTGAGGCAGAGGAAGGTTGTAATGATGACCTTGCTATGTGTTTGGTTATATTCTCTTGGTTAGTAGCACAGGATTACTTCAAAGAGATGACAGATCAGGACGTTCGGAAACGTATATATGAAGAGCAAAAGAATGCTATAGAACAGGATATGGCTCCATTTGGATTTGTCATGGATGGTTTAGAAGATGATTTAGAACTTGGAGATAATACTGAGAATTGGAAAAAGGCAGATGAGTATGGAGATAGATCCTTTATGTGGGAATATCACGTATAAGCGTAATAAATATACTTTTTCATAAATAATTTCAGTCTAAAAGTAGGACCCAGTAGGGAGTTAGAATGGCACTTCGATTAGCATCCCCAGGAATATCGGTAAGAGAGGTCGATCTTACACGAGGTGGCGTAGATTTTACTCTCAACGTTGTTGGTGGTATTGCAGCTCCTTTTAAGAAAGGACCATGTAATGAGATAACCAGAATCAATAATGAGAAAGATTTAGTAGATACCTTCGGTGAACCTGGTGTAGGAACAACAGATTTCCATTATGAAACATGGTACGCAGCATCAAACTTCTTATCCTATGGTGGTAAGTTAGATGTTGTACGTTGTGTTGGTGGAGATCTAAACACAGCAAACGCTGGTGTTGGTACATCAAACATCACTCTTCTTTTGGAAGGGTATGATGATTACGTCAACAACCAAGCAGACGACACGACTTGGTATTTTTCTGCTAAAAACCCTGGGCATTGGGCAGAGAATGTAAAGGTCGCTGTTATCGACAACGCATCAGACCAAACAATTACACCTACTTTCGAGACAGGATCTATTGCATCCAACGTTACTGTTGGATATGGTGTTACTCAAATACTAACTGGAGTCTCTGTTGGTGTTGGTACAACTGCTGCTGCTAGTGGATACCTCAAGGGTATCGTTACAGCAAAAGGTACAACTACCATTGATGTAAGAGTTGTAAGTACAGTTGCTGCTGATGGTACAGAAACCTTAGTAGATTATCAACAAAATTCACAGTATGAATTCAAAACAGGAGCACCACTGAAGGTTATTTCTAACGGTGGATCAGTTACTGCATTTGGTTCTACTATAAGTTCAGTTGATTGGTATAACCAACAAAACATTCTTACTAGTGTTGCAGATGGTGGTACAGACTTTACCACACTGTCATGGAGATCAGTACTGAATAAGCCGAAAACAAATAATTACGTAACTAGAAGAGATGGTTCAAATGATGCTCTTCACATTGTTGTTATAGATGCAGGTGGTGGAGTAACAGGTGATGTTGGTTCTGTTCTAGAGAAGTTCCCTAACCTTTCTAAGGCAAAGGATGCAACAACATCTGGTAATGAGAAGATTTACTGGAAGGATTATCTTGCTGATAACTCAGAGTATATCTTTGCAGGTCATCAATTAACTCAAGGAACTGATACTCATTGGGGTACATCTCCAATAAAATCTGGATTCACTTCAGGTTTCACTGGAGTATCAAATAATGCTGCTGCATGGGGTCAAGATGCGAAGAATATCAAGTTTAGTTCTATTGGTAATGTCAAGTACGATCTAACAGGTGGTTTAGATTACACTGGTGTAGGTCTTTATGACGCTCCACTAGGAGATATCCTTAATTCCTATGATAAATTTGCCGATCCTGTCGATAGCGACATTAGATTCCTCCTACAAGGCGGTGCTTCACTTACTAAGGAAGAGGAACAGGCAAAGGCAAACAAACTAATTCAACTGGCAGAGGGTAGAAAAGATACCGTCGCAGTTATATCACCAAATAGAACTTCATTGGTCAACGTAACTAACAGTGCTGACCAACTAACAAATGTTCTATCATTCTTTGCACCACTAACTTCTTCATCTTACGTTGTATTCGATGCTGGTTACCAGTACGTATACGATAGGTTCAATAAGAAGTTTATCTGGATGCCAGCTTCTGCAGACGTAGCAGGAACTATGGTAAGAACTGATAGAGATCACTTCCCTTGGTTCTCACCTGCTGGTACACAAAGAGGTGGACTAAACTTTGCTATCAAACTTGCATTCAACCCTGGACAAGACGCTAGGGATCAACTCTACTCAAATAGAGTTAACCCAATAACCAATAAGCCTGGAGACGGTATTATCCTATTCGGTGATAAGACAGGTCTTTCTTATGAGAGTGCTTTTGATCGCATCAATGTAAGAAGATTGTTCATCGTTATCGAGCAAGCAATCGAGAACGCTGCTAAGTCAGTTCTATTTGAACTCAACGATGCAGGAACAAGATCAAACTTCATCAACGTCGTTGAACCATTCCTAAGGGATGTTCAAGCGAAGAGAGGAATTCAAGACTTCCTACTCGTGTGTGATGAAACAAACAACACACCTGATGTCATTGATCGTAATGAATTCCTCGCTGACATCTATGTCAAACCTGCAAGATCGATCAACTTCATCGGTCTAACCTTCGTCGCCACACGCACTGGAGTATCCTTCAGTGAAGTTGTAGGCACTGTGTAATAGGAGACCCCCACAATTATGGCTTTAGATAGAAACATTTTTTCGGTTCCAAACAACGAAAGGTCTATTGATTCTTTCAAATCAAGACTTGTAAGTGGTGGTGCTCGTCCTAACCTCTTTGAGGTTGAGATGGACTTCCCTTCAGGTGTAGGTATTTTCGATGATGAGATCGAAAACACCAGTCATCGTATGATGATCAAAGGAGCACAATTACCTGCTTCCAACATCGCTGAGGTTATCGTTCCTTTTAGAGGAAGACAACTGAAGGTTGCTGGTGACAGAAGATTTGATCCTTGGACAATCACAGTACTAAACGATGGCGACTTCAAACTGCGTCAAGCATTTGAACGTTGGGCTAACTATATCATCAAAGTATCTGATGGATCTGGTTCAATCAATCCTACAGACTACTTCGCTGATTGGAGAGTCAACCAGTTAGGTCGTGCAAACACAGACTTAGATACTAGTGGTGCTCAGAGTGCTGCTACTCTTCCTGTACTAAGAAGATACTCTATGAAGGGTTGTTGGCCAAGTGCAGTAAGTGGTATAGAACTGTCTTACGATACACAAGACACCATCGAAGAGTTCCAAGTTACCCTCCAAGTTCAGTGGTGGGAAGCATATGATGCCTCAAATGCTGGTTCTGTAGTCTGATAAATAGGTCGTAAAGAAAAATAAATTATGGCCAAGCTTTTTGGTTTCTCAATTGAAGATGAATCTAAGAAGTCGAAAGGTATAATTAGCCCTGTTCCTCAGAATAATGAGGACGGGGCCGATTACTTTTTATCTTCGGGATTCTACGGACAGTACATTGACATCGAAGGTGTCTTTCGTACCGAGTTCGACGTTGTTAAGAGATACCGTGACATGGCATTACACCCTGAGTGTGATACCGCAATTGAGCATGTTGTGAATGAAGCAATTGTATCCGATTCAAATGACAGTCCAGTAGAAATAGATCTAGACAATTTGAATGTAAGTGATAATCTGAAGAAGGTTGTTAGAAACGAGTTCAAATATATCAAAGACATCATGGACTTCGATAAGAAGTCTCACGAGATTTTTAGAAACTGGTATGTTGATGGTCGATTATATTACCATAAAGTAATTGACGTACAGAAACCTGACGAAGGTATAAAGGAGATTAGATATATTGATTCTCTGAAACTGAAGTTGATGAGGATACAACCTAAGAATGAAAGGGGTGCTAAAGGAGCAGAAGGTATACCTGTTATGCCTTATGCTGGTGAAACTACTATCAATAAGGATGCTAAGATAACTGAGTTCTATACCTATTACCCACAAGGTATGGCACAGAAGTTTGGTTCTGTAGCAGGTAAAGGTGTAAAGATTGCTAAGGATTCAATTACACATGTACACTCTGGACTAGTAGATCGTAACAAGAAGATTACGTTATCTTACTTACATAAAGCAATCAAAGGTCTGAACCAGTTACGTATGATCGAGGACTCTCTCGTTATATACAGACTGTCAAGAGCACCTGAAAGAAGAATATTCTATATTGATGTTGGTAATCTACCAAAGGTAAAGGCAGAACAATACCTCCGTGATGTCATGATGAGGTATCGTAACAAGTTAGTTTACGATGCTAACACTGGTGAGATCAAGGATGACAAGAAGTTCATGTCTATGCTAGAGGACTTCTGGCTTCCAAGACGTGAAGGTGGTAGAGGAACTGAAATCTCCACACTACCAGGTGGACAGAACTTAGGTGAACTTGCAGATATCGAGTACTTCCAGAGGAAGTTATATCGAGCATTGAATGTACCTGAGTCTAGAATTTCTGGTACTGACAGTGGGTTCAACTTAGGTAGATCATCTGAGATTTTACGTGACGAACTAATGTTCAGTAAGTTCGTTGGTCGTCTAAGAAAGAGATTCAGTTACTTGTTCTTAGACATGCTGAAGACTCAGTTGGTACTTAAGAACATCGTTACCCCAGAAGATTGGGATAAGATGTCTGAGCATATTCAGTTTGATTATCTCTATGATAATCATTTTGCTGAGTTGAAAGACCATGAACTGATGACTGAACGTCTTAATATCATGGTTGCTATCGAACCATACATCGGTACATACTACTCAAGAGATTATGTGAAGCGTAAGGTATTACGTCAGACTGATGAGGAGATAGAAGAAATGGCACAGGAGATGGAAGAGGAGAACGAAGTAGGATATGGTGTACCTATTGAAACTCAAAACGCACTGATGCAAGGTGCTATTGATGCTGAGGTTGGAGCACAATCAGGTGCTGGTAATGGTGCTAACGGATCATCTACTAAGAAACCTGATACTAGTGGTTCTAAGAACGGACAGAAAACTTCCGCACCACAACTTGATATAAAGAAGGCTAAAATTTGAAGATCTACTTTGATGGATGCTCTTATACTAGAGGATCACCTAGGTGGGGAGTTGATGATTGGAAAGAAAGAAGATGGTCTAAGTTATTATCCAATAAATTAGGTGCAGAGGAACGTAATGTTGCTCAGAGTGGGGGATCTAATCCACGCATTCTGAGAAATATTACTACAACACATGATATATCAGACTATGATCTTGCTGTTATTTTAATGACCCGTCCAGCAAGAACTGAGTATTATTATGATGGTAAATTTAGGCATGTCTTTCCAAAAAAAACTTATGACTTCCATGAAGATGGTGAAAAGTTTTGGAACTTTTATTATAAAAAAATATATGATAAGCAATATGGTTCGGTATACGAAGAAGTAATTCAAAAATCGATCAAAGCAATATGTGAAGTGAATAAAGTTCCTCTAGTATTGATGAGTAATTGGGAAGAAACAAAATTATCTTTTGATATGATGGTTCATTGTGACATATATGGGCGAACAAGTCCTACTGACAAACATCCAGGTTTAGATGCACAGTCTAAAATTGCTGATGATATATACAACTTTATAAATACAACTAGCGTTTTATAAATTATGGATTCTGCTGAATTATTAGATATGATAGCTGGAGATGCCAAATCTTCGGAGATTTCTGATGCTCTGAAAGATATGCTTTATGCAAAATCTGCCGATACTGTGGATAAAATGACTCCACATATTGCTGCTGGTTTGTTTGGGGATAACCCAGAGGAACAAGAAGTAGAACAACCTGAGGCAAACGCTGAAGTTGAAACCCAAGATCAAGAACAACAGGAAGAAGAATGAGTGCATCACAACCACTGTCACTAGTTACTGATCACGGTACTCTCACTAGTGCTAATGCAACTACTGCTGTCACTGCTGCGAAGACCATCAAATCTGGTGTACTGTATGTGACATGCTCAGATGAAAAGAAAGCAGGTAACATAGTTGCCTGTAACACCGCTACTCAAGCAGGTGTTGGATCTTTTCATGTAGCGAAAGGAGATACATTCCTTTATAGGTATGGACATCCTGCAAGGGGAACAGTTACGGCTGCTTCTAAAGCAAACCCTTGTGTTCTAACATTGAACCATCCAGATAGTAAGATTCGAGTAGGTGACTACATCACTATGAGTGGTGCAGCAGTCGGTGCTTGGAATACTCTTATTGCTCATAAAGAAGTAACTGCTGTTTCATCTCCACAACAGTGGAATGATTATCAACAGACAATTACTGTCAATGCAAACAGTTCTGCTTTAGCAGATTTCACTGGTACTGCATATGTTTCTAAGTCGGTGATCTTTAGATTAGCACCAGAGACATCCGATGGATGTACATTGCACATACACGAGGTAGGCATAGGATGAAGTTAATTTCTGAAGAAATTGAATCAGTAGATATTCTTACCGAGGAAAAAGACGGCAAGAAAACTCTCTATATTCAAGGACCATTTTTACAGGCAGAGGTAGTCAATCGCAACAAACGTTGCTATCCGATTGCCACTATGATGAAAGAGGTTAAGAGATATAGTGATGAGTTTGTATCTAAAG